AAGCAAACTTACGGAAAAAGAAAAATGCCTCAATATCCGGTTTATAAAGGCTACAGCATCGAAGGAAAAAAATTAATGGAATAATAATGCAATACTTTGAATGGTATATGGATTGCAAACAAAATTTATGGAATCAAGTAAAAGAAAACGCAGAAAAATTAGCAGACTTAGGAGTAACAGCAATGTGGTTACCGCCAGCATACAAAGGAGTAGGTGGAAAAGATGAAGTAGGATATGGAGTATATGACTACACCGATAAAGATACTTGCATTAATCAACACGTTGGTTATATGCTTAATCGTACTTTATCAATGTTTGAATATGATGGTTTACCAGATACCATTGATAAACGTAATCTTGAACTTATGTTACAAATTAATGGTAATGTATGTTGGTATAAATATAATGATAAATTATATGTATTTACAGGCGGTATGGGTGGAGAACCAAACGTTTATTATATGCCTACTATTTATACCATTGCTAATCCTGCATTAAAAATAAGTAAAAGTTTTGTTATTGATAAGGATTGCGTAGTAATGCCAAATGATTTTTTGTATCTTGGTTTATTACCACTCTATGAAAGATATGCAACAGGGTTGACAGAGAACGAGTTATCAATGAACATTGCAACAATTAATCTTAGAATTATGTCATTAATTAGTGCAAGTGATGATAACACTAAGAAAAGTGCAGATAAATATATAGAAGACATTACAAGTGGAAAGCTTGGTGTTATTGCTGAAAATGCGTTTCTTGATGGGATTAAAAGTCAACCATACGGCACAACAGGAAGTAATACAGCTATTACATCTTTGATTGAACATGAACAGTATTTAAAAGCATCATGGTACAATGAAATAGGATTAAACGCTAATTACAATATGAAACGTGAATCAATTAATTCTGGCGAAAGTCAGTTAAATAATGACATGTTGATGCCTTTAATTGATTCTATGTTATATTGCAGAGAAGAAGCTTTAAAGAAAGTTAATTCTATGTACGGTACGAATATTACAGTACGTAAATCATCAAGTTGGGAAGATAATCAAATAGAAGTAGACAGTACACAAGATGATATAAAAGAAGAAAGGAAGGACAATCAAGATGGTAACATTGACTCTTAATGATGTTTATCCAGAATGGAGTACTAAAGGGATATTTAGTTATTTAAACGCTTTAGAAGTGCCTTGGAAAAATGATGCTTCTGGTAATCAGCTAGATATTATTTATCATGGTTCAAGAAGCGGTAATAAAATTATAGGGTCATTAATTGAAAATTATCTTGAAAATAATATTGTTAGCGACGATAACAAAAATGTAATTGCGCAAGCAATTTTTACAATATATATTAAAAATTGGAATGCGTTATATAAAACGTTATCATTGGAATATAATCCCATTGAAAATTATTCAATGACAGAAACAGAAAACGTGCAAGATTCTCACAGAGGAACATTAGAAAGTAATGGCACTGATAGCAACACAAATACTGAAAACACAATTGTAAATGACACATCAAATAATCAATTGTGGGGGTTTAACTCAACTGATTCTGTGAACAGTGATAAACAAATTGGCGATACTACAAGAAATATAGACGGTAGTATAAACGCCACACATAAAAATACAGATACGGAAACAAAAGATATTACTTCCGATAGAACATTAAAACGTTCTGGGAATATTGGAGTTACAACATCACAGCAAATGATTGAAAGTGAGCGTCAATTGTGGTTGTGGAATTTCTTTGAAAGTGTTTTTTCTGATATAGATAAAATACTTGTATTAAAAATTTATTAAAGGAGGACAAATAAATGTTTAAAGGCGGTTACAAATTAATCGATTTTAAGGAAAATAATATTGTTTTATCTACACCAACAACCATTAAAGGGGTATATGATGCAATTGAACACAATTATAGAAAACCCACTTTAATTACAGGCTTGGTTGTTGGTTCTGTAGAAAAAGAGGATACTTTTGTAAATTTTGAGCATGGCGAAAATGTGTATAATGGTTTACTTGGTATGACAGCGAATAATAAAGTATTATTCATTACAATTACAAATGAAGATGCTGTCACTATCACAGAAAATACAATTACATTAGCATAAGGAGGTAAATATAATTATGACAGTAGCGCAGATTTATGATATTATCAACCCAATTACAAGAGAAATTCTTGGTGAAACAGCAGTAGTCAATGAAGATTTATCTAATATTGTAGATATCGGAAAAGAAATTTTTGATGCTACAGATGTAGATAATTATGTTAAATCATTAGTTAATCACATTGGACGTGTTATTTTTGTTAATCGTCCTTACTCTGGTGGCGCGCCGTCTGTATTGATGGATGGTTGGGAATACGGCTCCGTTCTTGAAAAGATTAGTGCTGAATTACCAGAAGCTACAGAAAATGAAAGCTGGGAACTTACAGACGGCGCAAGTTATGACCCAAATATTTTCTATAAACCAAAAGTTTCTGCCAAATTTTTTAACAAACGAGTCACTTTTGAGATTCCTATGAGTTTTACAGAAAAACAGGTGAAAGAAAGTTTTTCCGATGCGGCACAGCTTAATGGATTCCTATCTATGCTTTATAATGCCGTTGATAAATCAATGACAATCAAGATTGACAGTCTTGTTATGAGAACTATCAATAATATGATTGCCGAAACATTACATGATTTTAGTAACACTGGTGACTATACAGGTACAGGTATTAGGGCGGTAAATCTGCTTAAATTGTATAATGACGATAAGGGTACAGCTTTAACAGCTGAAAAGTCTATTAAAGACCCCGATTTTATTCGCTTCGCTTCTTATATTATGGGTCTTTATATGGAACGTTTAAGTAAAATTTCCTCTTTATTTAATATTGGCGGAAAAGACCGATTCACTCCACGTGATTTACTGCATGTTATTTTACTTAGCGATTTTGCTAAAGCTTCTGACAGTTTTTCAATGTCAAGCACATTCCACAATGAATTTGTGGCGCTTCCCAAAGGTGAAATTGTTCCTTATTGGCAGGGGTCTGGCGCTGATTACTCTTTTAACTCTGTATCATCCATTAATGTTAAAACAGCTTCTGGCGATACTGTAAACGCAAGTGGAATTATTGGAGTTATGTTTGATAGGGATGCTCTTGGAGTAACAAATCTTGATAGAAGAGTTACTACAAATTATAATCCTAAAGCGGAATTTTTCTCAAACTGGTATAAATTTGATGCTGGTTACTTTAACGATATGAACGAGAATTTTGTTCTCTTTTATGTAGCCTGATATAACGCCCCTCTTTTTAGAGGGGCATTTTAAGAGGTGATATAATGAATATAACTTTATATGTAAACAATTCAGAAAAAAATAAGATAGGTAAAAATCTTACAAATGATTTTTCTTTGTCTGGTACACTTAGAGATGCTACAAATATCATTAATCCTGTTATATTGATAGAACTAAATGAAATTGGTAATTATAATTATTGTTATATTCCTAATTTTAATCGTTACTATTTCATTACGGATATCACAGTTATTAGAACGGGATTATTTGCTATTTCTTTAATGGTGGATGTTTTAGAGTCATTTAAAACAGATATAAAAAATCTTTCTGTGATTCTTTTAAATACACAAAACGTGGGAACAAATAATTATTTGCCTTCACAGGTATTTCGTAATAATGTGAAGTCTAGAACAGATATTATGAATTTTCCTAACGGTCTTAATGATTCTGGAGAATTTATTCTAATCACAGCTGGGGGTTAATATAATGGGAGTAAGTTATAATGATTTTATAAGTGCGGTAACAAATTATTATAATGCAGAGGCAGGAATAGCCCCAACTTCATGGGGTGCTGGTGCGACATGGACAGAAGTTTCCAAAACAATGGGAAATGTAGGTATTAACACAGATAATTATATTAATTATCTTGAAAATTTTCCAGAACTTTTTGAAATCACAAGAAATGGTGATGGTACGGTTTTAGACGCATCATTAAAAAAATACATGTATTATGGAAATGTTAATGGATATAATACAAACACTGGTGGAGCGTTAAATAGTAATAAAGTTCCCTCTGCATTTGCAGATTCTACAGGTTTAAATATTAGCGGTATAACTACAAAAGCAACCACTGGTAAGCTAACAGCTAAAGGTGGTATCGGTTTAAAAGCTGATACAGGTTTAACAGCGCAAGGCGTTGTAAGTACAATTGGGTTAGGTGCTTTAGCTGTCGGAACTGGTGCTACACTTGGTAAAATTATTGGAGATGCTTTATATCAAGCTAACCCCGAAATATGGAGCAGTCCTTCTGTGTCGGCATTATCTAAAACAGATTTTAATAAATTTGTTACCACAATTAAAGATGATGTCGGTACAGTTTTACATGATGGTGTTTTGGCATTATGGGGTGTTGATGGTGATACCACTACAATGTACGTTGATGAAAATGCACTTGCTTACATGACTTGGTATTTAAATGAGCAAAAGTTTTTTAATACACAAAATGTTATTAATGATAGTGCAGATTTTCCATTTTTAAACGATAAATTTGATTTTCCATTACATGTTAATTATTTGGGTTCTAGTTATGCTCAAAATTACTATAATAATTGGGTGGTTATGTCTGGTGATGGATTTAATTGTTTATATTTTCATTCTAAAACGGGAGATGATTTTTATAATATTTTAGGAACAGACGCATCCACTCATAAACATGCTTATGCAGATTATTATTATGGTAATTATCCAGAACCCACTTTTCCTATACCTACACCTAACATTGCAATAACAACAGAATTTACACATAATAATAAAACAGTATACTATAAACCCGTTGGGGCATCAGCTGACGTTAACAAATTATCAAATAATATTACTTGGAATTATGTGGAACATACGTCAGATGCTAATGAAAATAGTAAATATTTAGCTTGGTTATTAGTTTATAATTCAACCAACGTTGGTAAACAATTTGACCCTACAGGCGTTGGTAGTGTAGCCACAGCCTTAGGAGCTTTAAAAAATCAATATCCCGATTTATGGAATAATTCCATTAAACGTAACACCATTCAAGACGATGGTTCAGAGGATGAAAGAACTTATGTACCTATTCCAATACCAAAATACAATAACCCATTTGATGAACAACCCACAACTGGCACACCATCTCAAGCTGACCCGTCAGTTAAGCCAGGGACAACACCAAAAGATGAGTTAGACAACGTATCTGACACGACAACAAAAGACCCGACACAATCCGATGACCCTAATACGGGTGGCGGAACATCACCAGATATAATTGTACCTACGCAACAGGCAAGTGCACTGTGGGCTATTTATAACCCCACTCTAACGCAGTTAAATTCACTTGGTGCGTGGTTATGGTCAACAAATTTCATTGACCAAATTTTAAAAATATTTAATGACCCTATGCAGGCGATAATAGGACTTCATAAAGTATACGCTACTCCTAATATTTCTGGTAGTGGTAATATTAAAGTAGGTTATCTTGATAGTGGCGTACAGTCAAATATTGTCGGAAATCAATATACATATATTGATTGTGGTACAGTATCGTTACGTGAGTATTACGGTAATATATTGGATTACTCACCATATACTACAGTACAATTATATTTACCATTTATCGGTATTGTATCATTAGATATTGCAGACGTTTCACGCTCTAGCATCAATGTTAAATATGGGGTTGATGTGTTAACAGGTGCTTGTCTTGCTTCTGTATCGATTCAGCGTGATAACGCTGGCGGTGTGCTTTATCAATATTCTGGTAATTGTGCTTGTCAATATCCATTATCCAGCGGGTCTTATATGGGAATGGTTACAGGTGCTATAGGTGCTATTGGAAGTCTCGCACGTGGTAATATTATAGGCACAGGTCTAAGTATTGCTGGGATGCACACTAACATTGAACATTCTGGCGGATTTTCTGGAAATACTGGTGCGATGGGTATTAAAAAACCATATTTAATTATAAGTAGACCGCAGTCTGTAATTAATGATGGTTTTCCATCAATACAGGGTTATCCATCTAATTATTTTACAAGACTTGGTGATTGTAGTGGTTTTACCCAGATAGCAGAATGTCATGTTGAAAATATACCAGCGACAGATAAAGAACTCGATAAAATTAAAGATTTATTAAAAGAGGGGGTTATATTATGAAAATTTATGTGTGTACAGGTCATGCTAATTATGGTAATATGATTTCTTCTGCTGACGGTTCATCCGTTGGCGGATGTAATGAGTATAACTATAATAGGGCTTTATTACCTTATATTAAAAGATGGTGTGAAAAAGTTGGTATTGAATGCTACACCGATACACCAGGAGTGGGTAAGTTGCATTCTTTAGAAGATGAAATTAATTATTATACTTCACACGCTAACGCTGAAGATTATGATTTAGTAATCCAATTACATTTAAATGCTTGTAATGAACAGGCAAAAGGGTGTGAGATTTGGTATTATCCATCTAGTGTAGTTGGAAAAAAATATGCGAATAATGTGTGTGAAAAACTTGCTAGGGTGTGGAAAAACAGAGGTATTAAAGAAAGTAAATCTCTTTACTGGCTAAGAAAAACAATATCACCAGCCATTTTAATTGAATCATTTTTTTGTGATAACGCAAGCGACTATTTAACCGCAGTTAATCTTGGTTTAGATACGCACGCTAAATTAATCGTTGAGGGTATTATTGGCAAAGGTATTACAACTGATAATTCCAGATATGGTGTGCTGGTAGGCAACTACGATAAAAAAGTAGCAACTTCCGTGTCTAAAGAATTATCTAAGTTGGGATATAAAACAGAAGTCGTTAGAAGGGGGTGAGAATATGGATGTTAACGCTATTGCTAGTGTTGTATCTGCGGTAGGATTTCCTATCGTATGTTGCTTCGGTATGGCATATTACATTAATACAACTCTTAAGGAGTTTACTAAAGTGATGAATGAGCATACTGTAGCATTGGAAAAGTTATCAACTGTTATTGATAAACATGTTGATAATGAATAGTAACTTTTATTAGATGTTGTGCATTAAAGGGGGTAAATATACCCCCTTTTATATTGTTTCACGTGAAACATTATTTACACCATTGTAAATAGTTTCTAACTATTTCGCCCACTTCATTGTCTTGATAATACACCTTGTCACGTGTATAAAATATTGCAATTTTCTTTTCTATATCTGTTGTGGGTTTAGTTAGTTTACGTTTCCAATTAGGTCTTGCGTCATAATCAACACTATAAATTAAATCGTTATCCGTATTTTTTAATTCAGTGGTTTTTCTGTGAATGTATGTAAACACTGAATTTTCAGTATTTATAATTTCACATTGCAATAATTCATCATCAAATTTAATAAAATATGTGAATAAAATATCTTTAGGTTTATATTTGTATGGTAAATGTGGATAAATTTCCATTTCCCATGCACCGCCTGTTATCATTGATAACTTAGGATTATCGAAAGCAAAATATAAATCAGACTTCTTTCCTTTTTTATTAGGTAAACAATATTCAACAGCTACGGTCAACTCACTATCTCCGTATCTATATAAATCAATATCACCTGCACTCATTTCTTTAATATGTGTCAATCCCATTTCGCTAAAATAAGGACAGTATTTATTTACAGTATTACCTAACATAAAAATTTTTACATCTGTCCGATAGCGAACGATGGTTGAAATAACATTCATAAATAACACAAATTCATCTGGTAGATACATGGTTCTAGTCAGAAACTCATCAAATAATATTGTGGTGATATCTGGATATGATGTTGACTTATCATGTTCCATTGACGATATGGAAAAACCATATGCGAATGGTCTTTCCATTGTAATACGTTTCTGTGTTTCTTCATCATATTTACAAAAAAACCATCTTGAGCCGTAATAATAAACATCAGTCCATTCACCATCAGTCAATTCTGCAATTACGCCATTACTTACAAGCCCATCAAACATTGTGCGTCCGCGTTTACCTGTAAAATCATCTTGCCAACGTCTGACAATTGCAAGTTGTTTATTTTCATTCACAAAGTTTTCAAGTCCTAGTTTTAATACACTATATGTTTTACCGTTGGAACGCTCACCAAATATTACATTGTAAGTAGCGTTATGTGATAGAATATTATCTAAGCTATAAAATTTTTGTTTTTTGAACATTTTATTATTCCTTTCTATGTTTCACGTGAAACATTAACTAATTGTCTTAATTTCTGTTAAATAATCAACATACTCTTTAGATAGGGATAGGTGATAATCTGACCCCTCCATGTGAACCGCTGATAATTCATGGTAAGTACATTTATTACCTAAATAATCAGTTAATACACCACTTCTTTCATTATCAATATAGGTGTGTGTATTTTTACCTGTGTATTCTGGCGGTACATATAAACCTTGTTTAAATTCTTTAAAAATATCATCACCAAACTGTTGTTTTAAATAAGGAACAGCTATTTTCTTATTTAATCCAGATACAGTTATATTAATTTCACCATTTTTTTGTACCATATAACGTTTAGCACCTAAAGTTTTAAATCTTTCATAATAACCTTCAAAATCCCAAACACCTAAGCACTTTTTTTCACCCCTCACAGTAGTAGGCTCAATTAAATTGTGTGATAAGCCATGAAAATCCATAGCTTTATATAATCTATTTCGTATCATTTCGTTATAAGCGTTAATATACTTTATATG